TACGCGACGATTCCATATCCTCCCGATGCGGAGGTTTGGGACGTGGTGATGGAGGATGACGCTACGTGCCGCAAGTCCCTCGACGGGAGCCTGGTGGTGGTGAAATGGGAGGGCCCGGTTCCTTCTATCCTCTCCGGGTCTATCGTCTACAACCATCATGACATCCTGGCGATCGTGGCGGCTCCAGCCTGGACCCCGCCAGATCCAGAGGAGGAGCCCGACCCATGAAGCCGCAGGAGGAGGGCCAGGAAGATGAAGCGCAGGAAGCACAGGAGGCGGAAGCGTAATGGCTAGTCTATTCCCGAGCGGGAGCGCCGGCGCATATTCCCGATATGCAACCGAGTTAAGCAATGCGCTCAAATACCGCGACTGGATCTACGATCCCGATTATGCGCTCGCAAATGACTCCGCGGTTTATGAAAAGATCATGCGGGATCCGGTCACGGCGCACGCCATCCGATTCCGAAAGCATTTAGTCGCCGGCGCAGAATGGAGGATCGAGCCAGCCTCCGACGACGAGATAGACAAGCGCGCGGCCGAGATCGTCGAGGAGGCTATCCTAAAAATCGAGAATTTCACCGACGCCCGAATTCGACTCTCGAGCTCCATCTTCCTCGGGTCTGCTTACGCCGCGATCCAAGGTGAGCGCTACACCCAAAGGCTCGCAGGGTCGGAGCCTCGCGAGTGGTGGACTCCTAAGGCGCTGATCGATAAAGACCGGCGGCGATTCCGCCGAGTTTACGACCGCGCCATCGGTCGGCGACGATGGGAGATGTATTCGATCGACCGCGAGCAATACGAGGCGCTCCTGCACCCCGAATGGTATGTTCACTCCATTTACGATGACACAGAGTCCGCATTGAATTATGGGCGAGGCCTGCTGAATACCATCTACCAATATCAAGCAGCCAAGTCGCGCACCCTTCAGGACGCCGCCGCATTATCGGAGAGGACCGGCCAGGGATTCCTAATGGTCGCGATCGACAATATGCGAGGCGCCGATGGTCGACCCGTGGCCGGCGCCGACGGCAGCGGCTCCAACGTGAGCGACGCATGGGCAACCCAACTCGACAAGCATCGCGCGCGGAATATCCTCGTGCACGACGCGCGGGATAAGGTCCAACTCCTAACCGGATTCGGCGAAGGGAGCCAACTACTCTCGAGCCTTCGGGATTATTACGACTCAGCGATCACCACCGCGATCCTCGGCGCGCATCTCCCGACGACCGCCAACTCTGGCGGATCCTACGCGCTCGCGAAGATCCAGGAGAATTCGACCGAGGCGCTCGTTCAGGCCGACAGAAACCGGTTATCCGACGAGATCACCCGCGATATTGTCGGCGCAGTCTGGAGGTATAACCGGTTCCAGCTCGACGCCGAAGGCCTCGGGTCGGCAAGGCGACCAAAGTTCAGGATCGTAAATCAAAAGCGCGAGGACCCGGTATCTTCGGCGCAAGTCGTCGCGACCCTCCTGGGAGCCGGCGTCAAGTTGCGGGCGGATGAGGTCTATCGGAAATGCGGATTCACGCAACCATTGCCCGAAGACGAGACCATCAAAGGGATCCCAGCCGCGGCGCCCGACGCCGGAGGCATCGGCGACCTATTCAAGGAAACGAATGGTCACTCTCGCGCAACATATTGAAGCGCTAGGGTCGGGGAGCTCGCAGCAAATACTCGCCGTGATCGTCGGCGGACTGATCGCCGCATTGGCATGGTTAGTGCGCCTCCATTTGAAGGAGCGATCCGAATGGGAGAAGCGAGATCGAGAGACCGCGGCGGCTAATACCGCCAAGCTCGAGAGCCTCCACGAAAAGACCCTCGGCATCGCGTTGAAAGTTCAGAAAACAATTCTAGCACTCGGGAGCAGTCCCGAAGAGGAGTAATCATGGCGGCAATTAGACGGGAGACCATCTTTAACGGATCGGCGCCGGGGTCGAATACGGACATCTTCGCATCCGACCTTTCGCCGACCGCCGGATCGGTCAGAGCTCGAATCACCCTCGCCTTAACCGCAGGGAGTGTTTTCAACATCACCGCGACCGACGGATCGACGACCCACGTCTGGGGACTCGACGCGAGCGCGACCCTCCAGGCCGCCGACCTCTACTCCTACGAATTCGCGACCGATCCGGCGCTGGATTATAATTGCCAAGTTGAGACGGATGGCGTCATCGAGCAACTCCTATGGGACGACTTGATGGAATTGTCATGAGCATCGAGAAAGCCGCCGACGAATTCGATGACCATTTCAGGACCGCATTCTTCCTCCAGCTCGCCGACAAGTTAGGGCCGAGGATCTCGGATGATCACAAAGTGATCATCTCGGCCGCTCGCAAAAGGAGGATCCAGGATGCGGTCAACCGGAAAGCGATGGACACATGTAGGGAATGTCTGAAGAAAAATCCGGCGTTGGGTCAAGTTATGGGACAGCCGAAAAACCCGGATGTGTTATGAGCTCGCCATTTAAGAAGGAGGCGAATAAGAGGGAGCGCGCCGCATGCGAGCGGGAACTCGACGAGGCGCTCGAGGAACTCGACGAGACCATCCGGGCCGCGAATGGCGAATGCAAGCGAAAGGTCAAATACCGATCGACCGCGACTCGGCGCGCCTTGCGGGTCATCGCCAAGGATGCGACCGCAGACGAGGAGAAAGAAAAGGCCGAATGAGCGACGAAGAAAAAAAAGACGAATTCACCGAAAGGCTCGCAGTCGTCGAGGATGCGCTCGCCGACGGATTCCAATTGCACGATCTAGCAGTCGTGATCCGCGAGGCGGTCGAATTAGCGGAACGATTCGGCGACCTAAGCGGGATGGGAAAAAGGGAGCTCGCGGTCGCATTCTGCCGCGAGATCGTAAAGAGGACCGATGGACCAGGACCCGACCTTCTCCTCGATCCGATCCTCGACGCGATCGCGCCGCCGCTGATCGATCTAATTGTATCCGCGACGAGAGGCGCGCTTTATGTCAACGTCGACAATGAGGAGGAGGAATGAGGCGGGCCATCCTGGCCGCGATGCTGATCGTCCTAAGCGGATGCGGGATCAATAAGGCATTTCTCCAAGGCGAGGAGGCCGCATTCCAGGCGATCGCTCCGACCTATATCCTCTACATCGAGAGCGACGAGACCCTGGACGAATTGAGCCGCGAGGACCGGATGAGGACCGTGCGAGCCTGGCGATTCTCCCTCGACAAGGCGACGAAGGCCGCGGAGTGATCGATTCTGCGGCGATCCTAAAGAAGCATATCGGAGGCCTGACCCTGACCGATCAGGAGCGGGAGGATATCGGCGCGACGTTTCGGCGACTCGTCGAGGTCGGCGCCGACGCCGCAAAGGGATCCGATGTCGCATCCGAGATGACCCAGCTAAATGCCCAGATCGCGCTATGGAGATCCGGCGCAATGAGCGCGACCTATTCCGCGCTAAAGGATGCCGCGAAGGAATACGCCGAAGAGGCCGGAAAGATCCTCATCAAGGTATTGTCGGGAGCGATCGGCGCCGCGATATGAAAAGCACCGCAGACGAATTACGCGAGATCGAGCACGCCAGGACCGGATGGTTAAAGGGCCTCCTCGATCGAATCGCGCTGCTATTCCTTCAGAACGCGAGCGCCGAGATTCAGGCCCAGGCATTCGACGACCTCGCGCGCGCGGTCGCAAAAGCCAACGAGACCGCAGACCTTCTCGGGCGGCGCCGCCTTGCGCTCGAGATCAACGCCGCGACCGGGACTCGGACTTTCGCCGTGCCGGTCGTCCCATTCGAGGAAGCAATCGCGGACATCATTAAGAGACATCCAGCGGTCGCGCCGGGATGGGAAGCGACTCGCGATGTTTACCTCGACGGCGGATTCGCCGTCGCCCGATCGAGCCGCCTTGAGGTAACTCAGCAAGTTCAGACCCAGATCACGCGAGCAATGCGGGGAGGCGCGACCGGTCAGGAAGCCATCTCGGAGATCCTCGCCGCGGTCCAGGCGCAAGGGACCGATGATCCGATCGCCGCCGAATGGACCTACACCGGAGGCTATGCCGAGACCGTTTACAGAACGAACATCGCATCGAGCTACACGCAAGGCCGGATCAATCAGGCGCAGGATCCTGTATTTCGCCGACAGGTCGCCGCCTGGGAGTTTCGCAATTACCCAGGACCCAACGTGAGGCCGAATCATGCCGCGATGCATGGATTCGTCGCCGCGACATCGGATCCCATATGGCACGTCATGTCGCCGCCGCTTGGATACAACTGCCGATGCTCGCTGGAATTCGTCGGGCAGAAAGAGGCTCTAAAGTTCGGAGCGGTCGACACCGATGGATCCATGGTCCCGCAGGACCGCCCGAGCGGAGCCTTCCCCGATCCAGGATTTAAGGGCGCCGCGACGTAACCGAATCCCCGACTCGAGCATGACTCGGCAGAATGCCGACCGCGTATGATCGCCGCGCGCCTCGTCGAGCTCCTCGCAAAATTCAGCCGACGCCGCAAACGTGATTCTCTCTATCTTCTTTCCTTCCATGGCGCCTCCAAAGGTATCCCAAGTATACCAGTTATACCTATGGACTCGGACTTGAGATCTTTAGCTTAGGGATGTGGATCCATCCCCTAACTACCGAGCAGACCAGGCGCCCGATGGGACTTGGACTATTTACGATGTGCCAATTTTCGCCGTGCACGTCGACGACCGCGGACCTAAGCCGATCTCGTTTTCGACCAAATGGCTGAAGAAGGCGCTCGAGCGAGGGAAGATCCGCCACGCCGAAGGGTAT